AACACAGCATTAGAGCTGTTTGGACGAGCAGTACCATAAGCTGTAAAACCATTTATGCGTCTGTAGCCTCCGTCTGGATCTACTTCAAAGTTTTCTAGTACCTTTGCAAATCCGGGGTTACCTAAAATCTCAATAGAGTTTAAGTTTGTATTTAAACCGCCTTTGCATGAAAAACCAAAAGCCTGAGACATTAGACAAGCCTCATGCGATCATCTTTGATGTATTTAGGTGCTGGGAACATTAGAGCGTTCTTCATAAGTCGTAAGCCTCTACGATATTCTTCTAAGGCTAATGCGGCTGGCTGAATGTTTTCTTTAAATTGGTGTACGTAGTATCTGGCTCTAGAAAGTAATACTGTTTTGTATACGTCTGGAAAAACAATTGCATCACTATGGGCTGACAGTTCTGTAGCTTGATTGAACGCAAAGAAATGAATACGATATACTTTGTCAGGTATTGGACTCAATCCAAAGTTACGTCCATCACTACTACGAAAGACTCTGCGAGGTTCACCACCATCAGCATCGCCAGCATCATCTTGATTTTCTTTAGCACGATGATAGTCTTTCCATTCTTCTAAGGTTATAAACTTTAGGTTTTGACTAACGTAGGGGGCTGTTTCGCCTGATACGCCTACTGTAGTCATGTAAAAGTCATCCCAATCTATATAGCCATAATCATCTACCAAAGATGAACTTGAAGCTTTTAATTCGTACCAACGCTGATTAGCAACTGTTTCGACAGTTACATTACCGTACAGCGGATCTGTAGCACCGCTTTCACCTACAGAAAGAAAAGGCCACTGAGGTTCTTCAAGAACAATGTCAAGGTATGCACGATTTACACAATCTTTTACGTGTCCTTGTATTCCAATAGCAGAAGAAAAATTACTTGAAGTTAATACAACTTCGTTCATTTCTCTTAACAATTCATTTGTAAGCTGTAGGTATGTAGTCGCCATTATTTTTTATGAACCTTTTGTATTTCAAAGTTGGCTGATTTACTAGCTCCTTTATGAGACTTGAAACCATCTTTAGGATCTTTCATTAGTTTGTAACTGGCTCCACTCTTCATCCAGTGATAGCCTTTAGGCGCAGGGACTTTCATTTTTGACGCATAGACTCGTTATAATCCATGCCCATACAAGCCTTTTCCATATCACGAATACTGTTGTAGACTTTACCGCCTTCAGCTTTTTCCATGCGATAACCGCCTCCCATGTATGGAGAACGGGCTTTACCGCCATCGCTGTATGCTTCTTTTTTTTCTTTCCTCATCATACTGCTTTCTCCTTCTTACCAAAAATACGATCATAATTGTCTTCGTATTTTTTGCGATCTTCGTTTTTTAAATATTGTCCACTTATTTTTATTTTCTTTGTAGGACTCATCCTAATAGGATTCTTTTCACTTCCAATCTGTGGCATATCTATCTCCAGAAAAGAAAAGGGGGAGTATTTCATCCCCCTATTGTTTTTAGTCGATACCGTAGAAAGCCGAAACGAGGGCTTCTGGACGGAGTACTTTAGCACCATATACATGGAGGCCACGTACAATATCACCAAAACTTGATGGATCACGAATCACTTCTGTATTCACGATGGTCTGTGCAGTACAGGTAGATGACATATGACCAGCAATACACTTACCAGCCGCGTTAGTAGTCGCCGCAATGTTGTTGGTCTTGTACATATCAAAACCACGCAACTTACCAGAGCTTACCAAACCATTACGGATGGAGCCTTGGCCTGCATTGAAATCAACGCTCAAGAGCTTAGAGCTACTTTGTACCAGTTGCTCGTAAAACTCAGGGTTAGCAAGGAACCAACGACCTTCTTCTGGAATATTCTGCTCATCAAGCAGACGCGCCATGTGTGAAAGAACGTCGATAGGATCATGCTCGCCAGAAGCGTAACCGATGTCAAGATTACCAGTACCGTCAAAAGTACCAGCCGCCAAGTCAGTAGCGTTGTCAGAACCAAGAATATGGTTCGGAGAAGACGCAGGAGTACCAGCAAACATAGCGGCAATTACACCTTCATCAAAAGCGTCACGCAATGCGTAAGCGGCTGAAGATGATGCAACTTCCTTAAAGTTTACGTGAGACATAGAAGTTTCAATGTCATCAACGATAAACTTGAATGCGTTCGCCGTATCAACAACAAGGCTGACTTCTTGATCCGTCAACTTAGTTGAAGTTACGTCTTGACCACGCTCGTACTGATAGACGGTGATTACCGGCTCTTTGATAATACGTACTGTATCGCCAAAGGCAGTAATTTCACCAGCATAGTCGGTGTTAGTGATAGCTTCCGCTACTGAAGACTTCCGAAAGAAGTTAAGTACCTTCTTGGAATAGACAGCAGGAAGGAAGAACGAATTGGTCTGACCCGCAACAGAGTTTGCAAAGTTTGCATCTGTATCTGTTGACGGCTCAAAGTACTGATCTGATTGGTTATAAGCCATTGTGAAAATCTCCTAAAAAGACAAATATTATCTTGCTACCCTTCCTTCTGCAATGGCACGATCTATTTCCTGTTCGTAACGATCATACTCATCAATAGATAGGGCGGCAATTTCCCGTTGTGTCCAAATCTTAGCTTCGCGTGGTTCAACGCCGGTAGTCTTTGTTGATACCATGTCAGCCGCATTAGACTTTGAAAGTTGTGACGGGCGAGAAGATTTTTTAATCTTAATATTATTTTCCATTTTATAAAGATCAATTGCACGACTTGCTAAAGATACATTATCTGGGTTTTTATAAATCCAACGCTGAATTTCTTCAGGCTGAACTTTAGCCCATTCATGAAAGTTGTCATCACCCCTGATATCTTCAAAGTCAGGGTGTCGATCTCTGAGAGCTAGTTCAGCATCGCGCTTAGACATTTCTGCTTCACGCATTTCAATTACTGCTAGTTTTTGTTGAAGAGCGTTCATCTGCTCTTCGCTTCTCATATGAGCAACTGTTTCGACAGTATCATATAGATCTGGATACTCTGATTTAAAACGCTCAAGATCTTCAGCACTTTTTGGCGGTTGATACTGCGGTTGTGCAGATCGTGCCATAGCCTCTAGTTCTTGTTCTCGTTGCTTAAACTCAGAGATCTTAGTATCATAATGTTTTTTTAGATCGTCGTACCTTTTCTTATAATTGGTACGAGGACGTTGTTCTTGTTGAGGGGTTCCACTTTGGGAAGTAGCCTCATCTTCCTCAAAAAATAATGAATCTGCACTTTTAGTAGCTTTATCGTCTTCTTGATGCCAAGACTTTCTAGCATTGTACGGATTTGCTTGTTCTTCTTCGCTCATGTCACTTCTCCTTTCTGGGGCTTGTTGTCTTTTCAAGGTGGCTGTGTTATTGCGCTCTAACACAGGGTCTTGATACTACAAGGTGGCCTCAAGGTTATATAATGATAAGGGGCTAGTGTTCTAGGTAGCCTTATCGTTTCATTAGGCTGGGCATTCGGTTTGAAGAGAGCATTTGATTCTCTACTTCTTGCTGTTGATTCTCGTTATCTTGAGTGCTATAACGATTATTAACAGGCATTCCACCTTTTGCTTTGCCATTACGCTGATCAAATTCACGTTCAGCATCGTCCATCATTGTTTGGAGATTGTCTGCACCTATTTGATCAGTCGCTTTTCTGGTGAATACAAATTCACCGTCCGATAGCCTTGCGGGTATCGAATCTGAAATACCGCTTCCGGGGCCATCAACTTCCCCAGAGCCGGTAAACTCTGTTGCATTTAACATTATTTTATCTAAGATTTTTTCTAGTTTGTTATCTTTGTCTAAAGCCTTAAATAAATAATTTTGTTCTTCCTGCGATAAAATTTCATCAGCTACATAGTCAAGATATTCTTCTTCCATTTCATCATCAGAGTTCATATTTTTAACTTCTTCTTTTTCTTCTTTACTGCTAATATTATTGTATGAATCTTCTGGAGCCTCTTCATATTCTGCGGGTACAAGTATAGATACACCAGAAAACCCGCCGTGGCCTTTAACTTCTCGTGGGCCAAGCTCAAATTCAGGTAACTCACCAGCAAATATTTCTTTGTCTTCAGGGCTAAGGGCATTCATAAATTTACGAGCATCTTTAGCATCTAGACTACCAGCATACTCAAACATATCATCCATGCTTGGGAATAACTCTAAGTTCTTAGCAACTTCTTCTGGATCCATATCCAAAAGCATATCAACCATATTGTCGTCTAGGGGGGCGTCAGCCATACCAAAATTAGATTGTTGCTTTTGTGGAAGAAGACTAATAGTTTCCATATAATCTTCGTCTGATAGCTGTTCTAAGATTTGTGGATTTTTTTCTACTGCGCGTTGGATTTCTCTTTGCGCTTGGGCTTCGTCAACCATCTTTTCTTTTTTGGCTAAAGTTTTTGGGCCTACAAGCCTTTCAAAAAGGTCGATGATTTTTGGACTCACCTCTTTAATTAATTTACCTTTACCATATGCTTCACGTTCTACAGGCATCATTAAAGAGCCTTCATTTTCTTTAGCTCGTCGCGCCTCTGCTCTTTTTTCTTTTCGGGCTTGTTTGCGTTCTGCTTTAGCGGCCTTTTCTTCTGCTTCAAGTTCACGTTTACCTTCCATAAACATTCGGTTTTGTAGTTTTTGATAACTTTTTTTATCTAA